CTCCTCTATTTTGTATTTATTTCCATCTAGATCTATTTTATATCCTTCTTTTAGTGCATCTTGCCATTCTGATTTAATAACTTCTTGCTCTTCTCTAATCTTCTTCATTTCAGCATCCCAAGCATCTATCGTTTCCTGTGGATAATCCTCTGTTGCCCGATCATCCCAAAATGATCCTAGGGTATATCTTATACCAGAAGTTATCATTGTAACTTCATGGGTATTGTCAAAGCCACCAGCAAAAGCTGCTAGTGTTCCAGTTTCTGGCACTATTGTGTGATTTTGCTTATTAAATACTAACTGACCGCCTTCAAATTCATCATTTAAGTATAAGAAAGCTGCGTATCGACTTCTTTCAAATGGTCCAGTATTACCCTCAAGGTCTGTGTTATCAGAGTGCTCTTTTGCAAAAGCTCCTGGCTCCCACTTTTGAGCATGGAACCCAATCTTATGAATATCTGTCGAAGGCTTGCCGTGTACCTCAGCAACTGCGTCAATAATTTTATTTTGCAAAGTTGAAAAGAAATCTGAAGGCAATCCAAACTGATCTAGCTCTTCATCCCCATCTTGTGGCAATACAGAAGAGTATGATTCATAAAAAGTAATTGGAGTCCAAGATAGCTTTTCATTTGCTACTTGTGCTTCTAAGACCTCTATAACTTTTTGTGATTCTTCTTTTGTTAAAAAGTTTTTAAATACTAAAATATCTGATGTTAATCTTTCTGAAGTGCTCATTTATTTATATCTCCATCTATTAGTGTTCTGTGATATTTTTTATTTGGGTCTGGCTGATTTTCACCAGTGTGTTCTAATATTTCCCAGAAAAATGGACATGTGTATCTAATGGCACCCTTGATTTCTGTTACCCCGTGAATATAGTTCATATCTCCTGGGAAGAAGTAGGCTGCTCCCTTTTTAGGCTTAAACTGGATACCTTGAAGTGGGAAGTATAGCTCTCCACCCTCGTAGTCATCATTTAAATAAAATAGACTTGAAAGGTCGTAGTATGGGAAATCATTTGGCAAACCAATATCTGGCAACTCGTGGAGTTCTTTATCTGCATGTGGCTTTTGGAACTGTCCAGGAAGCCATCTTACAATTGTTGTTCCTGTTGGAGTTACCTTTACCTTATAAAAATCTTCTACGATTGGCTTTAGTCTTTCAAAAAGACCTTGCAAAACTGGTCTAATTGCTGGATCGTTTTTATCCAAAGAAGGGCTTGTGCAAACTCTATCTTTCCAATAGTTGGCGTCATATACGGTTGTTCCGTTTTCATTAACGTGACTTTCGGTTACATCCCAGATAGTGATATTTCTTGCCGCTTTCTCAAGAAACTCTATCTCTTCTTGTGTCATAAAATTTTCTAACTCAACTATCATTTCCTTGCCAGATCCAAAAAATCCAGAAGGGGTGAGAGATGGGGTCTTATATACTACTGAAGCATCTTGGTTTGTTGAGTTCATTTTTCTATTATATCATTTCTTGTTTTTTGAAGTAAGGTCTGTAATTTTAAGCTTTAAAGACTTTAGTTCATGACTACCTAGGCTATTTCCAAGGTAATCCACTGCATCTCTATAAAAGTTTGTAAAGCCGCCTTTTCTGGAAATCTCTTCCCAGACCTTTTGCTTTTCATCACGCTCTGCCCAATCAGTATCTTTAAAGACCTTGTCCTTAATCTCAAGCTCTATATCCTGATATTTCTTCAAGGATATCGGTATAAATGTTGCAACTGGCATTCCAGCTGGAATCTTTATAACAGTATCTGGCCTTGTAATCTTCCAAGCAATAGGTATTGCATCCTTCAGAACAGATGTTGATATTATTGTTGTAAATGGTGTTGCTCCGTCTACAAAGAAGTTTGGTGGAACTATTTGAAGCATTGAAACGTCTTCATCTGTTTCAAAGAACAGTCCTGAGTAAAAGCTAATAGTAGCATTGGCTCTTTGCGTAGTACAGACTCCACCTGGATCTGATATAACTTTTACGTGGTCTGGGGTTGTATCTGAAACTCCATCCCAGCTAAACTCAATATCGTCTAAGAAAGAAATTGACCAACCTATTGTGTTTGCCAAAGAAACTGGAAAACATTTATATGCGTGAGCATCTACTGTTTCATCCATCCAGTCTCTTTTAATTTTAGTCTGTTCAATTTTAGACCTAGTTTCGTTATTTTTATAAACTGTTATTTTCATTAACTTCATTATCCCATTTCGGATCATACATTTCTTGAGTATGAAATTTCTTGCTATAATCAAGCATTGTTACTATAGAGTACTTTGTTCCCTTAGTTACCGCTTTTGCTTGGTGAGCATACATAAAGTTTGAAGGGAAAATATATAGGTCTCCAGCCTTTGGCTTTATGTCTAAGCCTTGAAGTCTAAAGTATAGTCCGCCATCTTCATAATCGTCGTTGACGTAGCCTACAAGTGATACAACACAGTTGTATGAGTATCCGTGATCTTGATGCTCCATAAAGTGTTGGCTTTCACCATACTTAATAAAGTTAAAAGCTTCCCAATACTTAAGCTCCATAATATTGTGAGCTTTACAATAATCAACAACTGCTGGGTATTGAGCATCATAGACATCTTGCCATAGATCCTTTAACTTCATTGCATCTTCAGTTCTGTCTAGAGCAATATCGCTTTTCTTAAATTTAAAGTCTACACAGTCTCGATAATCTGGCATTAGCTGCTGATAACCAACATACGCTGGCTGAAAAGTGTATCTTTTTTCTTTGCTACCAACTGGGCCTACGGAGCTTTCAAGTCTATTGATAATGTCTAAATCTTTTTTCAAGACATCTCTATAAACAAATATTCCAGGAGCTAGCTGCTCTTTACTGCTCCAGGTTGGCGCTGTACTCTTGCTTGCTGTTGTCATTTATATTCTCTCTTTGTCCAAATTTTTGACTTATATACTCCACCGTCAGGCTGACGATAAAAATTAGCATTTTCAATCAATCTATCTTGCATTTCTTTTATCTTTAAATACTCGACATCGTGATCCCAGTCTTCTCTTTTAAATGGAAGAACTTGCAAGAATGGTGTTCCTTTTGGAATGGTTCCTTCCCAATCTTTTGCAATAAAAAATGGGAATGTTCCAAGTAGATGAACCTTATCATTATCTACTACGCCACTTGTATTTAAAAATGGTAAATCAAATCTATTCATTGGTGTCATAAACAATGCACTATATCCTTCTGGAACTTGAATTCCCCATTCTGGATACCAGGCAAAGTGATCTTCATAATAACCAATTGGTGATGGGAATTGCTCCATAGGAGTTCTCTCAGTTACAAAACTTATATGTTTTTTATCTTTTATCTCTACAGAGATCTTCCCGTTTTTATTTTTTGAAAACACTAAATCGCATGGAGTGCTAAGAACATATCCAGTCATAAAAGCATCTAGGATTGCTGGGCAAGCTTTCCATGTTGGAATCTTGCCATAATCTTTTGGATCATCTGCTTTTGCAACTGGACAAATCTCTTTTGTAGCCTTGTAATATTCACCATTTGGCATTTTTGCAAATCTATCAGCTTCCTTATACCAAGCAGGGATACTCTGTTGTGTTGGCTTTGGGACTGATGGACTAAACTTATTCAACCAAGGTCTAAAGGACTGAAATAGTATTTTAATACTTTTTTCCATTCTCTTCATCATGATAAAGATCATTGTAATCCATCATAACAACTACAGCATACTTTGTACCTGACTCTATATTTAAAGATGCGTGCTCATAAACAAAGTTTGATGGAAATAGAATTATGTCACCAGTCTTTGGTTTTATAGTAATATCGTGTCTAGGAAATTCAATTTCCCCGCCGACATAATCATCATTTAAATATACAACTGCAGAAACCGTACATGTGTAATATGGACCGTGGTCAGCATGAATTTTAAAGAATTCTCCTGGCAAATACTTCACAAAGTTAAAAGCTTCTTTGTAATTAATATTAAAGTTCCACACAGACTCATAGTGTCTTAAAGATTTATTTAAGCCAGCGTCAACAATGTCATAACATTCTCTTAGGACATCACTATCAGCAATATACTTGCCAACCTGATCTCGTTTAAACTTTAAGTCATAGCAATTTCTAGCATGGGAAGTTGGAATTTCTTTACCGTTAACGGTTGCTCCGTGCCACTCAATGCCACGCTTGTCTAAGGATATCTCCTCTTCAAGCATCTTAATAAGTCTTTGACAGTCTTCTTCGCTTATTGCATTTCTATAAAGGTTTATGCCGTAATCAAGATTTTCGACAAGGATGCCTGAATCAATCTTTTTTGGCTCAACTCTTACAGTTGTTTTTTCAATTCTTGGCAGGTCATACCATTCCATATTATCTCATTTCTACGATAACATCTTATCATACTATTCTAGAAAAGAAAAGTATATTTTATTTAGTATCTAAATCCGAATCTTGGGAAAGATGGTCCGAATCCTGGGAAGTATGGTCCGAATCCTGGGAAGAACGGTCCGAATCCTGGGAAGAACGGTGCCTTAAATCCTGGGAAGTATGGTCCGAATCCTGGGAAGAACGGTGGGAAGAATGGTGGGAAGAATGGGAAGTACGGTGGGAAGAATGGGAAGAACGGTGGGAAGAACGGGAAGAACGGTGGGAAGAACGGTGGGAAGAACGGTGGGAAGAACGGTGGGAAGAATGGGAAGAACGGTGGGAAGAATGGGA